TCAGTAACTACTACGCGGGCATCTAGCGTCGAGTAAGCGTCAGCATTGGCAATAATGTCGTTGTTGGCCGACACCAGCGAGGCATTGACGTCTATAAACTCATTGTCGTGATCAACGATCGTGCCTTTCGCTGCTTCGATGCGGGGGCCATAGTCATCAAGCAAATCCTGCATCGACGGAATTTCGATAGCATGATCCCCGACTGTTCCCTCCAGTGTCGGAATGCGAATGCCGTAATCGTCAAGAGTATTCTGGATCGTCGGGATTGTTTGAATCGGCGTCAGCAATTCGTCTGCCAGTTCCGATTCTGAAAGCAGTCCCTCCAGCAGCCCGATAATGTAATCAGGATCAAACAGCGCTTGCGCCAGCGTGCCGGCCGTCGCATTGGTTGGCCCCTCAATGTCGCTGGTTGATGTGAACGTGATCCAGTAATAGTAAGGCGTGGGGGCTACGTCATCGCGCCGGTAGTCGGTATAGAACGCGCCTGCTTCACGCCCTGCCAGAATGGCATTGGCAAAGTTGTCCGTCTCTGAACGGTAGATGCTGGTGTAGGCGTGATTGCTGTACAGCGTGCCGGGGAAATCCCAAGTGAGATTGATGGCGCCGTTGAATCCGCCCACGGCATTGAAACTGGTCGGCTTGGGCGGGATGGTCAGGTTTGGCGTTCCGCCGCCTCCGTCGCCATCTCCCGGCGTCAGGCTTCGGCCCCCAGCTCGAGCGCTAAACTTGCCAATCCCGCTATCTACCAAGTCCTGTCGCGTAACCCAGGCGTCCAGGGGGTTGCCTCGAACGCCTTGCCCAACATCAATGGATTCGGCAATAGCGGCCACGATAGGGCGCATCTCTGCCGGGATTTTTGGCGAAACTGGTGGCAGGGAACGACGACGCTTAGTCATTAAACAAGCTCTCCTGGCGACGTGGATAACTGGATGGAGGCAATTTCAGTGGTGCCTCGCAGTTCCACTTCCCAGTCTCGGAACAAAGTAAAACCGGGAGGCATACGAAACATATTGTGGGAGGTAATAGACCGGCTCATCACGGTAACGCCATCGGCGTAGACATTCAGAGTGACCGGGTAGTCATAAGCAATCAGCTTGCCGCAAGTGAATCCAGCGGCGCCTGGGGGAATCTCGTGAAGGCGTGAGCGCCAGGTGTAGGTGAGCGGGTCGCCCTTGTCCCACTGGGTGACATCAGAGCCTTGCACCAAGTACAAAACATCCTCAAACACATCGTAATAACCGGCGCTGGCTACGGTGTCGTAGAACTCAATGCCAGATCCTGGAGTGAAGGCAAACGAGCCGCCGTCATAAAAACCCAGATACATGCCGTCGTATCGGTAAGCGTGCAGGGTTGCCGGGCTCAATGCTTGCCATTGCTCGCGGGTTAATATTTGCGAGGTGATGACTTGTGCCTCAGAGCCGCCCACAGCTACCAAGCCGTCGTAGCCGGCGTAAACAGCGTAACCGCCCATATCCACCATGGATCGCTTGGAGAGGCAGGGTTGATTCTCGTCCAGCTTCATCTGGCCCATAGACTCTGGGCTATAACCAGTGACAAGCCAGGGCTGCCCCGTGGTCGTCACAATCAAACCGTTACTGACCGCTGCAATGGCCACGATGGGATCACTGAATGCTAACTGGTAGCTCACAGGCCATGCGTGCGGCAAATACGGCACACTAAAGGCCAGGGTATTTTTAAAGAAACCGACAAGAATGCCATTCGGTAGCGTGGTAAGCCCCTGCATCTCAGGGTTTGGTGCGTCCCATTCAGTGCTTTCCAGTGCTCGCCCAAGGGTTTCGGACAAAACCGAGTCAGTAAAGGTGCCGGTAGCGGCGGTGACTTCAACCACCAGTTGATATTGCCCGCCACTTTCGACGCGATAGAGCCGCTTCTTGGTGATGTTCAGCGCAGCACTGGGAATGCTCGGCAATGCTATCTCAAGCTCACCGTTAGCCGGGGGCGCCAGTTACGTCGTCCCATCGAATACCTACCCCGGACGGATCACTTGGCGGGCCCTCTTCACCAAACTCGGTGACCAGCGTGACCAGATAGAATACTTCCAGCGCCGTATCGGGGACGGTTGTGCGATCAGCCGGCGTGGTAATGGTTGGGCCAGACTCGGGAGCCGGTACGCCCAACGTGAACCAGGCTGAAGGATAGGGACCGGTACCGGTGGTGACTTGCGCAAGACTGCCCATCTTGGGCGCATCCTGGCCTGTCCAATACACGCGGGCGTAGGCATCATTGGCAATCGGTGAGCGAACCACGTCCACGTCGTATTGATTGCCCCATGAGAACCAGAAGCCATCTCCGTCGTTGCCAACGTCGTACCGGTACAGGTTGCTCGGGCTAATGGTCGCCGGGAGGCTGCTGGCAATCAACGTATCCCGGTGCGGGCGCAGCGTTCCCTTCTTCAAATTCAGGTTGCGGGCAATCTGTGCGTTGTTTTCAGGCAATAGCCTGGCGTCCAGAATAGGCACTTCACCCCGGAATGCTGCGTGCTGAATCTTCATAGAGGATTCCGTTAGATGAACTGTCGGGCTTTCGCGCGGATACCGCCGCGGGCATGACCAAAGCTGGCAAGGCGCTTGGCATCTGTTGTGCCGGATCGGTATTGGGTCTGGTAGTAGGTGGCCATTTGAGGATCGCGCCACGGTTGCGGCATCAGCAGGAGTCGCCAGCGGGCGCCGTTGCATATCGTGTCGGCGTGATCGTTCAGCAAGGCTTCAGGAAGATCGGCGCCCACGGCCGGGCGGCAGGCCAATCGGCCGGTCAGCGTATCGCTTTTGGTGTCGCGCAACATGGTGATCTGGTTGGGGCGTTTCTGCTCAAAGTCAAAGTTAGCCTTCAGATAACGGTCGGTGTCCTTCAGTGCAGATATGCGCAGCACCTCGCCGTTCTCGGGCGTTAGCACTTGGGCATAACCGGATTTAGCGGCCACCACCACAATGCCCTCGATCACCCAGGCATCAGCCTCTTGGCACAATTCGCGGGCCATGCGCTTGATCTGTTCGCGCACGGTCATCAGCGGGGCGTCAGGCACATCAATCGCCACTTGGTTTACCAGATCATCTATTGTCATTATCTGGCCCTCTGCGGGTTCGTGGAGGCGTCATAGGCGTTCGGGGAAGTTTGCGCATCCGTCTGCGCCTTGCCGGCCATTTGTTGCATGTAGCTTTGATAGTGCATCTGGGCCCGCTGCAAATTCGGCGCGTGTTCGGCGTCTTTGCTGAAGGCCCGGTAAAGAATGTAATCGGTGGCCACAGGCACATAAGCGGCGTTCAGCTTGAACGACTCCAAGCCGACGACGGCCAAATCCAGCGTAGCGTTATGGCCCTCCGGCACGGCGGAATACAGAATATCAACGGAAGTACCGGCAATCGCAGGCGGGTGAACGTAAAAGCGAGTGGGGCTTAGCTCATCAAATGTGAATTGCTCGATGCTGCTGCTGGCCTGGTCTGCGTGCCAACTGCGGCGGGTCGAATCCAGTGCGCGACGAGTTGTGACCGTGATGGCCATACCGGTTGCGTTGCGAATCACGTCCAGCAATCGCAGGCCACTGGTGGGAATGTCTTGTTTCGTGCCCTCGACAAGAGACAGGCTTTCGCTTACAGAGAATGCCTCGGGCTTAATTTGTACCGCTGCCTGGTAAAATTCATTCAACCAGCCAACCAGCTCAACATTGTTCCAGCGTATACCGTCTGCGGTGATCTCCTGCAAAACTGTCTTGACGTTGTTGATGATCGGGGCAACGGTGGCCATGGGCTAGATTTCCTCCATGTGTGAATACTTGGCCATTGCAGCCGTCCACGGCATAACTCGGCCGGTGGCTTTGTTTCGGGCCATACGGCCTATCGGTGCCAGCGTTGGCTTGGCCGTTTTTTCTGGATGAATCTTTGTTTCCGGCTCAGCCTGATCTTCAGCCTCGGCCAACAATTCAGACCGCATCACTTCCTTGGCTTTGCGCTTATCCACATCGACGCCCAGGTGCTCAATGCCAAGGTCTTCCAGTTCGTCTTTGGTTTTGGCCCCTTCAAGGGCTTTGATGATGTCCATGCGTTACTCCTGAAAAGCAAGGCCACCCCGAAAGGCAGCCTTGCGTTAGCGGGTTTTACCTGTGGGTTTAGCCGCGTTCTGCGTACAGGTGACCAATGGCGTTAGGATCAATGACCTTACGGCCATAGACGTTCAAGCCACGGATCAGCTTGCCGAAGTCGGAGGGGTTGGGCAGGGGTTTCCATATTGGTCATCTGGCTTGCGAAGGTCAGCGCCTTCTTGTGGCCAAAGATCACGTTGGTTGCCTGGTTGCCGGTAGTGCCGTCGGTGACCGTGGACATGTTGTTGTTCACGTAGACGGAAAAACGATCCAACATACCGATTTTCCCATTACGGAAAGCGGAAGTGGCGTCGCCCATGATGCTGGCATCACGAAGATCGGACTTCTTCAACATGCCGTTCATCCACGCGGGCAGCATGATGTAACGACCCTCGTCTGGCACGTTCTGCTCGTCCAGCGCAGTACCGCAGTCAACCAGCACATCAAGGATGGTCCCCCTTGGTGATGGCCACCGGATCACCGGCTACGCCCAGATCCAAGGAACCAGACTCTACGCCCGCCGTTATGCCCGCGTTCGCTGCGGCAGCTTCGGTGTAGGCATAGGAGCTAATATCCTTGTCGATAGCGATCTTCATCTGCTGACCGGCATCATCAGACCAGTCGTCCATCAGCTTAATATCAGCCTGATAGGCGTCCACGTCGTTCACTTCAAAGCTGAACGACTTGGCCTGGTCAATCTGCAGTTCTACCTTGTCGCTGACCGGCTTTTCATAAGTCAGACCGCCACCAATCACATAGTCACTAATGACAATGCTAGGCGTGGTGCGGATCTGAACAGTGTCGCCGGCCCCCTTGATGGAGCCTTCGTAGTAGGTGTTGCTGACCTCCGCAAAAGCGGTTCGAGCGTACAATTTTTCGACCAATTTGCCGCTCCAGATTGACGGAATAAAACCGCTGGCACTGGTGCTGGAAATATTGGGGTGACCTGCGTCACGAGTGGGACCTGCCATGATAACTTCCTCTTAATCATGATCGCCCTGGCCGCTCCGTTATCGGATGCGGCCTTCTGATTGGGCGCGGAAAATGTCGGCTTCCAGCTTCTGCCCCTCGTCTTCGCCAAACTTCCCTTGTGCCTTTTCCTGATAGAACTGCTTGATCTCCGGCCCCGTCCAAATGTGACCGCCTTGGGGGGCGGCTGCATTGGTGCGGCTGGATTGCGGATCTATCTGGTCGTCAGGGATTTTGCGTTGAGGTGCGGGTTGCTGGTCTGTAAAGGCGTTGAATACTGCTCCTACCCGGTCGGCATCCAGTGCCTGTTGCGCAGTCACCAAATCACTCTGGCGCTGCTTTCCGGTCTGCGGGTCGTATTGGGCAAGGAATGCGTGAAACTTCGGGTCAGCGTTAATGGTTTTCCAGTCGGGAGCGAGTTCGCCGAGAACGGTCCAGAACGATGCCTGGGTTTTCTGCGATTCGCGCTCTTCAAACTGGCGTACCTTGCCTTCCAGTTCCTGCATTTTTGAGTTATCGGCGGGCGCGGCTTTGCTGTCGATCATTTGTTGCACGAACGATACAAAGTCCTCGCCGAACTCATCCTTGCCCTGCTGAATCTGCGCGTCCGTCAAACCACCGATGTTGCCCGTTGGGGCGGGAGCGTCTTTCATCTCCGTCATCTGAAGGTCTTTCTGTTCAATCGCAGACTTCAGGCTTTTAACCTCATCACGCAGTGCAGGAACCTCGGCGGCGTACTTGCCATTGATGACGTTGAAGCGGTGTTCCCAGTAGCTCTCAGAGCGCTTAGGCTCGTCTGGCTGGGAGTGCTTCTCGTCATTCGGATCGGGTTCAGCGGATTGCGCGGCAGTGTCCGGTGCAGCAGGCGCTACGGTTTCAGGTTCGGGAGTCGGGGCGTTTGCCTCGGGATTCGCGGCTGGTTCGTAGTGCTTTTGAGCGTCTTCAATCTGCTGCTGGATGGACTTGGGTAGTGATGACATTTCAACTCCTGTGCGCTTCATGCGCGGTGAGCCGGTGTAACCGGGGTTCACGATTAAGGGGTCACGGATTCAATCGGCCTTCGCGTAAGGCTGTTGAGCGTTCGCCCACAAAAAAGCCGCCTACCCTGTGAAGAGAAAGCGGCTTTGTTGTGGGGCCGGAATACCGGCTGTGATTAGTCTTTGCTGAATCGCTTGTTCACGACTTCGCGGGCTTCATTCAGGTTCTGCTGTAGCTCCTTGATAGCTTCAGCGGAGCCCTGGGCCCTGTTGAGTTGCTGGGTATCCGGCAGGCGTTCCAGTTTGTCCCTGCATTCCTCCCGACGCTTGGCCAAGATTACCAGTAGGCGCTGGCCGTCCGGCGAGCTGGCGATTCTGGCCAGGGCTTTCCAGTCCTGCTCGTCCATTTGTAGGCTCCGGTTGCATCATTTTTAGGATTTCAGCCAGCATCTTTTTGGCTTCCAGCGGCGTCAGGGTCTGCGTTTTCTGGGTGTCGGCGCGGGTTTCGTCCACTTCGGCCATGGTCTTTTCAGCTTTGGCGGTCTTTTCCTGCATCTCGGCCTTCTTAATGGCTTGTTCCAACTGCTGCATCATCTGACCGGCTTCGTTTTGCGCGGCGGTGTTCTGCTCCATTTCGTCCTCGGTTGGGATAGAACCTGGCAGATCCAGCTTTTCAGCAATGGATTCCAGCAACTTGCGGCGCCCTTCCTGGCCAATGATCGCCAGATCGGTCGGGTTATTGGTCATTTGCAGGAATTGTGAGCGCATATTGTGTGTCTGTTCACGGATCAACATGGCCGATGAACCGCGAGGGATAACCGCCGCATCGCCTTTGATGCTGTTATCGTCCGAATACTGCATGTTGTGCAGCCACAAGGCTTCCACCACACGACGAACCACGCCCCGGTCAATGTGCCGGATGGCGTCCTTGATGCCCTTGTTAGCGCTCTCCATTAGCATCGACAGCCCGGAGGCGGTCTGGCCTGCCCCGCCTACGTTTTCGTTGCCGTAGGAATAACGTGGGATGTTGGTGGCGTCATCAGCGCGGATTTCAAACTTGTCGTACACGCCCATCAATTCAGCGGCGTTGCTGCTCGGCTGATAGAAGCGAACCGCAGGGTTGTTACCGGTTACGGCTGAATCTTTGGTGCGCCACACCTTCCACGGATACATATCGGTCGGATCTTCAGCCGGGTCTAGCCGGTCTTCGTAGACTTCTACCTGTGGCCCGGATGAAATTGCCAGGTTGTTAATCAGGCTTCGCGCCGTGGCGTTGCACACATCCTGAATGTCGGCCATTAGTTCAGGGATGGCATGGCCCCAGAAGGAACCTGGCACCGGTTGAAAGCTCGCTTTGTGGTATGGGCGGCGCTCCAGTGGATCACGGTTGAACTTCACCCGAATAACGTGCTGACCAATCAGCGTAGCTTCTACTTCGTACTCGGCCAGCGGGTCTTCCACCTCTTTGGGATCAATGCCCCACTGCAATAAAGTCGTGCCTTGCGCCCCGCCACTATAGATCAATGCGTCGATGGTCTGGCCTCGGGTCAGCCATTCGTGGCCCCGGCCTTCGAGTTCAGCGCGTTCGCCGTCCGTCCACAGCCAGTCGCGCAATCCGCTTTGGCCGTGCTCACTCAAAACCTCACGGATGGATTCAGTGCTGTAGGACGGTACGCCAATCAGCTTGTTGAGATGTGCGCGTGTGAACCGGGCTCGTTCAATGATGTAGGCGCCATCATCAATAGTGGTAGCGTCTGCACTGGGGTAAATGTCGAACGGACTGACGCGATACCACTGAGGCTTAATCTCTTGCGTCTTAACCGCCTTCCAGCCTTCCATCCAGCCCAGGGATGAAACTCGGCGCAGGTTATGGCCTCGAACAAACCCTGCCGGGTAGGTGACAAAATCATCAATGAAGCCTTCAAACGCTTCATCCCACTCACCTTCGGCCATTTGATCGTTAATCAATTCTTCGTGGCGCTCAGCGGCCTCCCGCGCTTTTTCCTGCACGACCTTACGAATGTGCTTCTCAGCATCTTCCATCAGTTTTTCAGGGTCAGGCTGCTCGCCGGATTCTTGCGCCTGCTGCAGTGCCTGCTGCATGAACTGCTGGAATACAGGCTGCACAAATTCGGGCGGCACTTCGGCTAATGGGGTTGGATCTAATCCCCACGGCTTTTCGGTGGACGGCATCAGAATATCGCGCACCCACGCTGAAGCGGCACGGCACTTGGTGGTGGTCAGCATCATGTAAATGGCACTGCCGCCTTCGGCTTTGATAGCGGACAGCTTACTCGGGTCATATTCACCTTTTCGGCGGCGCAGGCAATCCAGCAAGCGATAATCCACTTCTTGCTTGGCCATCTTAGCCTCTTCCCACGAGCGCCGTATGTGAGAGCCCAGAGAGCTTTCTATCAATTCACGTTTGCGCGAGTCGGCATCGGACGTGCGCTGGGCTTCGTTTTCATCATCGGCCCGTAGATCACCGGCAGATTTGTACTGCATCAGCCCCAGACTAGCCATTCGCGGCAGCTCCCTTGGTCAGAAAGTCGTACATGGCTTGGTTTTCAATGCGCTTCTTGTCGCGCAGCTTCTGAACATTTCGCATCATCGGGTGTAGCTGATTGAACAGATCCTTCAGGTAATACACCGGGTTTTCTTCAAATTCTTCCAGGTTGACGTTCAACGAGACTCCGAATCCACCGGTGACCTCAAACTGCAGCCGGACGCCCTGCTTTGGTTGGGTTACGCGGGCTTCAATCACAATCGGGTCAATCTGAATGTGATCTACATCGTTGCGAAACTTGCCGCCAGGGATGGGTAATCCGGTTTTGGCCACGGCTTGCGCGACCACCACAGCAATCTCCCGTTGGGTCAAGCTAACGGGTTTGTTGGAATCAAGAATGGCCATGGTTGCTCCTAAGTGTGTGCTGCCCAGCTACCGCGCCGACTTGGCGGGCGTGACTTGGCAAAATCTTGTCGTGAAATGCGAGCGAAGAGGTCAGCCCTTGCGAGGGTTTCAAGCGCCTTTGCACCGTGAGATGCCCAATCGTGCCGTGGCTTGTCCTTGTAAACGCCGCGCTTGTCGTCCCATTCCTTCCGGTAGCTGTCCAGGCAGGCGACGCCCTGTGCGCAGGTTTCTTCATTGATCCAGCATGTAGGCAGGAACTGGCGAACCGCCTGTACCCCTTCCGCTTGATTGCTGATGCGAGGGATTACGTCGAAATTGATACCGAACTGCCTGGCCACATCGACACGTGACAATCCTGTGCCCAGCTCACGTACCGCCAGATCGTGCGGCCCGTAATGCCCGCCGTAGCGATAGCCCTTCTTGTTCAATTCGTTAGCGTAGTATTCAATCCCCTCGCCCTGACCTTCCATGTAGTCAATTAGGTGAACTTCTCGGCCCACAACTTGCGCAAACCAGATCACCATTGCGTCGTTCATGCCCAAGTCCCAGCCGGTGAATACGGGCAGTTGCGGATTAGGCTGAACCTCGGTCGTGAGTCGCTTGTTTGTGCGTAGGAAGCTCATCTGTGTGGTGTAATACGCGCCCTCTACAGACTGGCTGAACGCCTCTCCGGGCGTCGATGGGTATTCGCGCTGCATATCGTCTTGCAGTATCTGAGACTTCTTGGCGTACCAGGCTTGCTGGTCTGGCGTTGTGCTAATGCCGTGCATCTTCTCAAGATTCTCAAAATACTCGTGCAACCTGGCCGAAACCATGACCGTTTTGGCATCCATGGCGTAGGCTGGCTCTTGCCACCAAGGGAAGAAGTGGAACCGGAAATCCAGATCCGTTAGCGTCCGATCCAATTCTTGCAGGTGCTGAGCGTCCTGACAGTAATCGAAGAAGTAGCCTTCCCGCCCCTCTGCTGTAGATTCCAGCGTGATCTGATTGCCCAAGCCAACAGCTTCAAACGCGCCGGTCACAATCTCTTGCGCCTTGTGCGGGAACTGCTTGCAGATTTTGCCGAACTCCGACACATGAAGCCTTTGCAGCGTGCCGCCCCGGTAACTGGTGCTGACGTTGATGCTGGAGCCGTTGTCGAAGACGTAGGCGCCAGATCCACCCTTGTCACTTACTGGCCGGGGGAACCGTAACCCGATTTCCTCAAACAGTGCCAGCCAGGTGTCTGGAATGTGCCGATACGCGAACGTGATCTTGTTTCGGAAAATATCTTTGGCGTCGTCCAGGTTGTGACAAATGCACCCGGCGCTGAAGTTGTCCGTAAACAGGCAATCATCCAGTGCGTCGATCATCTCAAAGGTGGTAAAGCCAAGCTGTCTGGCCTTCAGGATAATGTTGCGTGAATGTCCGTTTACATAGCGCTCACGTTGCGCAGCGTTGGGATGGAACTTGATCTTCCGTCCGCCCTTGTCCTTGATGTAATACAGGATGTTAATGCGAAACCACTTCACCGATAAGGCTTCGATAATGTGAGCCTTCTCGGTAAGTTCGCCCTGCGCCAGCGCGGTCAGGTACGCATCCCCAAGCCGCACCTCCGCAGATTTCTTCATTCGTTGCTTCGCACTTCCTGTAACAGCTCGGTCAGCGACTTAGCCCTCTGGTCGTTGTCTTTCTCAAACATGCCCAGGTGCTTCATCAGCTTTTCAGCGGCAGTATTCTTGTCGGCCAACTTATACTCGTAGCGCGTCATTGCCGGGCTGTCTTCGTTGCCCAATACGGTTGTGACCTTCACGCCCACTATGGCTGCTGCAATGCCGTCTTCCAACTTGTTAATTGCTATAGGTTGGTTGTCGTCATCCACAAGCCTCCGCACGTCATAGAACGCAAGCCGCGCCACTTCGCGCAGCACTCGCTCCTGGGTAATGTCCGACTTACGCCCAATCGCATCCAGCGCTTCCTTTAGCCTTTCCTGCACAATCGGATGATTGAAGTATTCGCAGGCTTTCGGTCCCACTGACGATATTTTTTTGGAGCGCGGGTGGATTTCCCTGTAGCAAGCGGCCTTGTTGCCGCGAATATCGGGGTTAGGGCTGCCGCGGTACAGATCCGCAAAGCGAATCAGCTTCTCCTTTAGCGAGGGGCGGGGGTTCAAAGATCGCGTTTTGGACATTACTGCATCCGGTTAATGATTAGCACCCGGAACTGAAATACGGCTTGTCGGGCGCCGGTGGTCGTTATTGTGAGTTGTACCAGTGAGGATTCGGCCTCATTCACATCGTCAGCTTGCATCCAGACCTTGATTCGACTGGTGCCAGTCACCGCGCCGGAGTCCAGAATCGTCAAGCTGCTTGATAGCTCCATCGTTTGATGTGACCCAGACACAATCTGATCGCCTTCAGTGGCGAGCCAATTCGTCAGGTCATAATCGAAGTCCAGCACTTCGCCGGGCTGCAAGATCATAATTTTCATGGGCGGCTGGTACAGGGTGAAGCGATCCGCGATGACAGTGCGACGGGTTGGGGCTGGACTGTCGAACGGGTACACGACGACCGAAACAACCGTCACGGTGCGCGTAGCGGTTGCTGTATTCCCCGCTTGGTCGCTCACGGTGTAGGTGACTGTGTACGGCCCTGGCACGCTGGTATTTACGGCACCGGTTACGCTCACAGAGCCTGTCAGAATGCCATCCACCGCATCAAATGCGGTAAAGCCTGGCTCAATCCACGACTCCCCGGCATTCAACGTGATGTTGCCGCCGTCCAGAGTGATGACCGGTTTAACCTGGTCGTCGGGTATGGCAACCACCACCGTCACCGTGCGCGTAGTGCGCGCCACATTAAGCGACTGGTCCGTTGCCACATATTCCAGCGACTGCGGGCCGAGGGCATCCACGTCAATCGTGCCGTTAATCACCACGCCGGATACGGAAATATCGCCGTCTGCGGCATCAATGGCCGAGTAGCCACGTTCAACCCACGGCTGCCCTTGCGTGTGAGTCACGTTGCCGTCGGTCAGTGTAATCACAGGCGCGGTGGTATCGGCCAGTGTGGTCGTGATAAACGATCTGTCAGCGCCGGGAACGCTTAATGTCGTAGTGCGAACACCGTTATAGCCGCCGCTGGAATATTCATCGCTGGATGTATGGCGCAGTCGAATGCGGTGGTTGAGCCGCACGTTAGTGCCTGCCGAAGTCCAGCCGCCGTAAGTCGCGCCGTTGTCTGTCGATACCGAATACTCGCCGCCTGTTACCGTGACTGGAACATCGGTGGCCGCGTCCACTCCTTGGATGGTGACGGAAGCGGATACCTGTGGCACGCTGCGGGCCACATTGACCAGCGCCGGGAAAGAGAAAGGCGACGGCGTAATGTCAACGGCTGGAGAAGTGGTCACCGTTTGGGTTGTCGGGATGCCCGGTGCGCCAGCGGCACTCACAGGGCGCACGGCAACCACATACTCTGTCGCTGAAGTCAGGTCCGTAAATGTGGCAGGGCTTGAGGTTGTCGCCCAAGTGCCATCGTCTAGCCGGGCTTCAAAAGACTCTGCATCCACGCCGCTGTAGCTGAAGTTAACAGTGATCGTGGTACGCGTAGCCTCAACCGAATCAATAACGACGTTTTCATCGGGTAGCGATTGCAGGCTGCCGGTTGTAATCGTGCGCTCAAAAATGGCCCCAGCGTTATTGATATACCAGTACGGGAATGCGCCCTCTGCATCACCGCTCCAGTTTAACCCGCTGTCAAACGCGCCATCTGCGGTTAGCGTAAGCACTTGCTCGCCCGCTTCAGGTGGCGAAACAAAGTCAACGGCCAAATAGCCATCAATCGGGCCGGCCAATGTGGCCAGACTCATATTCGCAGGCGGCGAGTAGGTCGCAGTGCCTGTGCCCACTTCGGGTATCAAGGCCAGCACCACTTCAGCGCTTGATAGGATGTTTGACTGATCCCCCGCCGCATCTTCGTGTAATGCGTGAACGTACCAAGCACCAGGACTGAGCGTGAGAGTGTCGGACTGCGTGCCTGTTGCCGTAACTACTGGCGACTTTTGCGCGCCGGATATGATCGCGCTCTCAGTTTCGGTCGCGCTGGCAGAGGCAAAGAAGTGAGCCACGCCATTGTTTTTATCGGTATTGAAAGCGACTTCGATGGTATCAGGATCGGTACCAACGGCTGTCAGCGTGTCAATGGCTGGATTAACCGACTCAAGGATAATGGCCGAACTTACAAGAAGGTTCGACTGATTGCCTGCATCGTCCTCGTGCAGAGCGTGAACGTAGTAAGTGCCCGTCGCAAGCGTCAGTGCGAGAGACTGCTCGCCGGTTGCTGATACGGCCTGGCTGCCCTGTGCTCCGGCTTTGATTGCTCCGGCTGTCTCGCTTGTGCTGCCGGACGCAAAGAATACGCCGTGCCGTTGTCTTCGTCCGTGCTGAATGCCACATCAATCGTGTCAGGGTCAGTCCCCGCAGCGGTCAGCGCAGATATAACAGGCGCAGTGGTGTCAGGCGTGGTTATCGCGAAGCTGTCCGTCTCAATGACGCCTGCCGTGGTGATGTGGTGCAGAGCGTATGTGCCGTCGGGGCCAGTGATAACGCCATCCACACCAATCGTCAGCGCGTCTGCGCCTTCGATCTGACTGCCAGCGGTCGGAGTGGTAGCGAATGCTGCGCTACCGGCCCAGCTTGTCAGTGTGACAGCTTGGCGACCCGCTGCCGGTGCGTAGGTTGCCGTGGCGGTAGCCATCAGGTGGACAGCTCAATGGTCACATCACCGAATAGCAGTGACGTTCCCGCTGTTACCGCTTCGGCAAGGGTTGGCATTGTGCCCACTGCCGTATATGGCCCTGTTCCGCTGATCGTTACAGGCACCGTTCCCGAATTGCCTGCGCTGTCGGTGAGCGTAACCGGTGATACTGGGGCGCTGGCGTAGTTTGTGGCGGTTAGGGTGAACTCTGTGCCTGGCTGGAGGGTGTCGGTGGTGGTGACCGACGGTGACAACGTAGGTATAACCCTAGCAGCGACCATATAAGCATGGCCTGAAGATGTTGAATGTTTCCTGTATTCAAAGGTTGCGCGGCCTGAGCCGTTTGTTGTTGCAGAAAAAACCTGTGTAACGGTTGCATTTACGCTCAAATCAAAGACAACAGAATCTCCGCTGTTGATCCGCATTTCCATAACACGCCCACCACTTGGGCCTGTCAGGAAGGTTTCAAAATCAAATGCTGTATTGTTGGGGCCATCAATATTTAATGTGGCCCAAGAAATGGAGCGGTGCCCTCCACTTGCAGCTTCACTTGTCACCCACGCGGCATCCCCAGACGTATTTGAAGCCCCGCCCGAGGCGGAGTCTTCTACCACTGCGGCATCGTAAGAGATTGACCAGCCGTCCCCCTAGCGCACTCGGCGTGGTCGTGCCTATTGCCAGGTTCTGAAAGCCGCTTGTTGTTTGGCCCGCATAAAAACTAACAGGTAACAAGCTCATAGCAAATTCTCCGGTATTGAGTCACGAACTACAAGGTCGTCAATGGAATACCATTCTTCTCGACGGTCAGCGTTGGGGTAAGTTTGAAAAAGATCATTTCCGCCTATGGCGACAATATTCCACTTAGCGTTTTCATCTTCTGTTGCGGACGGTCGTATCCACGGTATTTGCGTGCTAAAAAGCACTTGCTCGTCATTCAGCCACTGCCGATACTCGCCATCTGTTACGCCGGGCGCTGAGTTCATCTTTACGAAGAAAGCCTATTTTCGTCCAAGCATCGCCGGGGCCGAACACATTATCGTGCTCAATATCACCTGAGCTTGGCGTTATAAAGCCGCCGTTTACTCGATCTGGAATTGATGGGTAGCCTCCGTCTTTCGCCATCCCAGACAAGCTATTTTTAAAGGACATATTTAAGTCGCCATTGCTGCCCGAAACAATGAACCCTCCCAAGTCGGGAAGATCACCTGCTACAAATTGGTAGTTATCGCTATGCGGCCCGCCCCGTAGGTCAATCCCCATGCGCATTCCGTAAGCCGAGGTGTTGTGTATCCAGAGGGCCATTGGGCCTAGATTGCCGTCAGAGAAGGCTTTGTACTCGGAGCCATTACCGCGCCAGCTTGATACTCTAAACAGCTTAGAGTACGGCATAGGCGACCCGGTGATGTTTTCCCGCGTCCAGTTCGGGCCGAACCGAATCCAGAACTCAGCATAAATCTGACTGTGCCCATCCGGGAAATACTTTGTGAGCATTGACTCCGAGTTCCAATAACTTTGCCCCGGATCATTGCAGTCTCTGTAGCTTACAAAACTTTTGCCTATGCCGCTGCGGCTTTTATCTGCGTTTGACGCCAGAATTTCAATTGCTTCGTGCCGGTCTGGATGGCCAGTTGACGGGGCCCATTTTGGGAATGCACGGGTCGAGAACCAGCCATCAGGGATAGTCGCTTCTGTTGCTCGGAAAACCCCGAGCGGACTAACCCAATCCGGCTGGTCGTCAAAGCTCTCGCTAAAGATCACGCCAACTGAATTATAAGGAGCATTTGTCGTTATACTTACGCTCGCTGCTAAACCCGTACCGTCAGAATTAATCCCCCTCACCTGCATTGCGTAAGCCGTTTCTGCTGTTAATCCGCTAACCGTTAGGCCCGCAGACCAAGCCCCCAGAACCTGCGCGTGACTCATAAGACTCGGCTCCATAGCCATTGGTGATTAATGCAGTAATGCTGGTGTCGGTTTTGCTAACCGTAAACTCTGGCGCATCGGGTCCAGAAGCCCCGAAACCCACCACGCGCAGATGCCAGTGTATTAATCAGCGGCGCAACGCGGCCCTTGATCGTCGCCGGGGTGCGGCCTGCAATCGTTATGTTCGCGGGGATTCCGGGCATTATATATCTCTCTTTTTATCAAGTGAGTCAGCCATCTGCTTTTTCAGGTCTACCAAAAACAGGTGCTCGTGCAACTCTTGCTCTCGAATTTCGCGGCGTCGCTGGAAATACAGGCTGGTGAAATAGGTGGCAGCGGCAAACACTATGCCTATTAGCATCATAATTTGGTTAAACGAGATTGCGCCCCAGGTGAAGACGGCTCCGTTAGCGGCGTATGCAACCGCTGGAGCCGCGGATTCGATTTTTGTATGCACTATTGAGGCGAGCGGGTGAATGCTTTCTGGCAATCTCACGGCTGCCCCTTCTTGCCAGTCATAATGCTGCGCTTGTCGAATGTTCTGACAGCGGCGTATCCCGTGTAACCGACACCAAAGAGCGTCCACAGTGAGTCCGGTATCGCGCCAAGCCAGGCTTTCATGCCCTCGGATATAGCAATGGCCATGGCCGGGTCAAAGGCGCTGAGTATGCCCATCGGGATACTGGCGAGGATCATCAGGTAGATAACGTAAAGGAACGATGGGCGCGCGCGGCTAGTCCACGGATCTTGGCTGTTGGCTTCGGCGACAATTGCAGACATTCGCGTTTGCAATTCTTTGAGTTCGCCGTCCTGCTGCATCTGCATGAGCCTGGCTTTTGCTTTCTCGCGTTCGGCAGGGTCTGGCCAGATTTTATCAATGAGCTTGCTGCCTACGTCGAGCAGGCCGTCAATCACCGGCAGTCCAATACTCATACCTCACCGGTCCGCATAATCTTTGAAAGCTCTATGGCCCGGTTGCCCACTTGCCGAGCCCACTTTGAATCCAGCATTTCCTTTGCTGCCGCTGGATAGTCGTGCGTACCCAGGTGCTTCCACATGCGCTTAAACTGCATTAAGCCGTTGAACCCCAAATTGAAAACCATATTTGCGATGACGGTCTGGCGAATTCGGTCTAGGTCCATGTACTCATCAACCATGTTCAGGTCTCGCTCTACTCGCTCAATGTCAGCGGCAAGCATGTAATCGGCTTCTTCACGGGTGATGCCCACGTCGTCCAGGTTTCGGCCATAGCCGATGGTATTAACTCCAACTGTGTCTTTGTACACGCGCAGCCGCAGCCCTTCATGGCGCTCCAACTGTGATCTGAGCAGATCGCGATCCATAGGGGGCTCCGGGAATAGGGTGCCCGCCGATTTATGGCGTACCGACTAACCTGACTTTCAGGGTCCGTAGAGGCTTGGCGGGCAAAATTTAATAAAAAAGCCCTCACATGGAGGGCAAAGGTGCGGCGTAGCGACCGCGAGAATGGGCGCCCATCCCGGCGTAGATTAATCAAGTGGCTGGGGAGGACTTCCAGCGCGTCCGCTGGCTTTATGTTGTGTTCGCGCATAAAAAAACCCGCTAGGTGGTGCCTGCGGGCTTCGGGGAAAACTTTAAGTAAGTAGCAGGATGATACTGTCAGATCAGAAAACTGTCAATACATACAGGCTGGATGGGTTTACAGCATTACGCGGCCTTCCTGAACCCCTCCTGACTTTCGGACAGCCAGCCTTCCATCCGTGTGTACCCGTCCACAATTCGCTGCCTGAACGTGGCCACTGTGCAGCCCAACGTATCCGCGCACCGTTTATCATCCCATAATATCTCAATCCTGCGCTCTGGCACGAACGGATCAATGGCTACTTTTGTGCGGCCGCGGTAGGTTTGATTGCACACCACGGCGTCGTGCTGGCGATCTGACAAGCTGCGCAGAAGGTAGCAGGCCATGAGGTGGGTATCGCTGAACCGCTTCATTCGATCAATCTTGCCGGCTAATTTGCAGAATCCGCTAAAGCCCGACGAACGCGGTATCTCGCCCCTGAAATCCACCAGCGCACCGATGACGCTGCGTGACTCCCGCGCTATGTCAGCGTTATCAGACAGCCCAACGTCGATGTACATTTCGACGCAAGCCATCGCCTGGCGCCTGAGTATGAACTTCTGCTTTTTCTGGTCGTCTGTCATATTTAGCCCCGCAGCTTATTGAAACACGCCCTGATTTCTTGCTCGTCGTCCTGCCCACTCAACCAGGCTTCCAACTGCGCCCGGCTTACATCACCCGCCTTGAACTCTGCCCATTTGCTCCGGGCCACTATCTCAATCGGTATCGGCGCAAAGCCCTCAAATCTCGCCCCGACTCGATCCCTGCAACTGTTCGCGGCCTCTTCGATACTCTCACCGGTGAGCATGATGCAGCGCTTACCGTCTATCATGGCGGTGAGTTGGATCACTTGCCCGCAATCTCCCGATTAATTCTTGCAAGGTATTCGCCGGTTTCCTCAACGAAAAACAAATTGCTGGCAGTCGCCTTGTCTACATTGGCTTTGGTGAACAGCTCAAAGCACTCGCCAGTTGATATGCACCGAATCGTCCAGCTTGTCGGCCTGCCCGTCTTGGGCGATATGTTGTCTGCGCTCATCGCGCTTTCTCCGGCTCCAAAAACCACTCGCTTAGAAATTCGTATACTTCCGGGTGTAAAGATGCCTTCCATTCATTTGCCATTCTTCGAACATTACTTTCTTTGGCTGATTTATATAGCCTGTAAGCTTGGCCTGGGGTTTCGCATAAACTTAAGTTTATAATTTTTCCATTTACAGCTAGAGCGGGCTGGAATCGACTTCCCCTGGCGCGGACGCCTTGAGGCAGCCTCCCTCGTGACGCCATACAATCATTTAAAAGGTAATTTATTTGATAGGGGACAAATGAACATGCCCGAGGTGAGTATTCTTTATTGCCGAAAACTCTTAAATCTTTGTCCATCTGAAAGCCGGCGCTATTGCTGTTGGGCTCAGAATAAAACCAGTTCGAAAACGTTTGAAAGTTTAACCATTCATTACATACCGTGACCCCAGAATAAGTTGGGTTCAACTTCAGAAACTCTTTACAGTAGGCCCGTTTAAGCATCCCCTTCCATAAGGCATAAGCGGGGGTTTTTGTTCCGTTAACACAAGACCTGAACCGCCCATCTCCCAAAAAGCCAACGCCGTATGCGTGCTTGTGATATGGGTTTTTGACTTGCCCATTGCGCAGCGCGCCACCCTGAACCCAAGCTCGATATAAATTCTCGTCGTTATGCTCAATTAAAATATTAGAATATCTTCGATAGTCAATAACAGTAACGCTTCCACCTTCATTGGTTAGGAATACGTCTCCAGTATTAATTTTTCTTTGCTTCATATGCGTAACCTTTGAGTAAGGTTGAGGTGTGATGGTGGCCGCTTGGTTCTCAGGCCAAGCACCGGTTGCAACCGGCTGCCACTCAATAATTATAACATTCAATAATCGTTATATATGTAAAGAGATTTAAATAAACTACCTGGCTCGCTCATATTCAAGCCACCTAGATGCGTAGCTTCTTATCTTCTCTATCTCACTTTCGAGCGCATCTTTCTTGCCGGCTCTCCGCACGTATTTTCCGAGCGTAAACTTCATCGCTCCCCGAAACTCTTCAGCGGTGAATGTTCGGGCCGCTTCGTCTATCCAGT